CGTATCGTTTGGATTCTGCATAAATATCCAGTGGTGGACGCTATCCACTACTCCCTCAATTGTCTGATCATCGTCAATTTTAACTAAAACATTTTCACCAACACGTGGAACAGCATCCAACTCCAACATTACACAAGTTTTATCATGATTAATAATTTCGACTTTCATATACGAGTTCCAATTTAATTAAAGATTAACACTATGAAAGTTATAAAATTTAATCAACCAAAATATCCTCATAATTAGGCAACGCCGTGCATCGACATCGAATGGGTTCACCTGGATGCCCGCCACTAGGTGGATCATCCCAACGAAAAGTTTTACCTTGTTTGTGCTGATGATCCTTCCGTACCCGTTCATCTTTAGCAGTTTGCCAGACATACGTCTCAACCCCCATGGAAAGCTGACGCGCTTTATTAATCTGACCATTTACCTTACCCATCTGATCCGCAGCAATCAGCCGAGCACGCGAATCTGTGCTTTGCCCTAATTGGGCAATTGCCTTAGCTAGATCTTCATTGGTCTGCCCTGTTTGAAAGGAATTCATTACCAAGGCTTCAAGCTTGTCCACATACTGATTCGGAATAGACTTGATCAGGGCCACGTTTGCCGCAATGTTAGTATCCACAACATCCTGAATGTCAGCAGCTCGATAAAACGGCGTGAGATCTACACCAATGATGGATTTAGTATGTTCTGCAATCTGGGCATCCACTTCCTTTTGTGAATCTTGCACCACTTTAGTTGCCAGCGGTCGTGAAACCTGTGTGGTGTACTTCACCAGCTTCTCACGAAGTTTGGCAAAGATATCGGTAATCCAGCTATCCCCGATATTCTGGCCAACAGTGGGCAGTACGATTTCATTGGTCTGATCCTGACAGTATTTTGAAATAACCAGAAGCTGACGCGTGTAGTAAAGCTCAAGACGACGATTCACTTTTACAGGTCTTGGCTTGGTTGCCTTGCGGCCCCGCTTACGCTTATTCGCTTCCTGCAGGTGGGGTTTTAACATCTGGATTATTGTTGTCATCAATACTCACCATAAGTTCCAGTTCCTTGATGTGCTGGTCATCAATCACCGAGTAAACGCCATCAATCACAAGCTGTTTGGCAATTTGAGGCTCAGTCAAAATACCCATATTGAGATACTTCTCATCACGCTCAGCATTAAATTTCTCAACCTCAGCCCGTATCTTTCCATTAAGTTGCCAGAGCGGATTAAAGACCACGTTCAGATCGGGAAACTGGCGACCAAATGTAACCTGACAGATCACGGCGAGAAACTTCATTAAAATAGGTTTAAGGTGCCATTCCTGCTTGGTGGCAATACTGTCGTAATAGTTACGTGTATCGTGCTCACCCGTGGCATTCATACCGGCTGGCGACTGGCCAAATAGAATCGTGTAAGGAATTTCAGCAGCACCCGCCGTCTGTATAGAAAACTCACTCATCAAGTCAGGTAGTCCTGCAAAGTTATACGTCTTGGAGTCATACTCTTCTTCCTTATCGAGCACTAGCATCCCGTTCAGGCTTTTGAGTAAACCAACGCTTAGAAAACGCTCAGCAACTGCCTTCATATCTTCTTTGATTTTATCGACCAGATTTGGCGTTCTGATCACATCAATCTTGGATTCATGAACCAGACTGGCAGTGCCCTTTTTTACTGCGGCATGATCAAGTAGATCTTCATAAACTTCCTGCAAAATGCTTTGTGGTTCTTCATTCACCACATCGGCATAGCGGAATGCAATCAAGCGAGTGTAATGAATCTTTTTCGCTGCTTTGCCGTCATTTAACTGCAGATCATAAAATTCAGGCTGCTTAAGCAATCCATTCGACTCAGACAAAGATAGATAAGTATTTTTATCTGCTCTCAGGTATTTCTTTTTGAGCACAGTAAAGAATTCAAGCCGCCCAGTTCCGAGCTTAGTGATATCCAAAGGCTGGTTCAGATCATTACCGTCAGTAGTACCCAGCAAAACGTAAGCCTCACCGTATAGACGCGATAGAATCAAACCAGACAGCAAGATGTCATTAAGACGGAATTTCTTGCACGCCTCTTGAAGCTTCTTTAAATCGCCATTCTGAATGCCTTCATAAAACCAGCCGGCACGCAGCATGTCGCTTGCTGGGCGATTCACAATACGTTTTGCCAGCCAGTGCTGATAAACCGCTTCAAGCTGATCATCGGGTATGTCACGGCGGATAAAGTGCCCATGGGCTGCTTTATCTCTCGATGTGCCAATATTTGACACAAAATTGGTATATGCCCCTGCATCGCCGATTGCATCGGGCTTTTGAGTCTCAGCCATAATTTTTCCTAATCAAATACAGTCGGCTTTTTGGCCACAGTGTCATTAATTGCGTCAATTGTTGGGTCCCACTGGTCGTCATGATCATGTGTCATGTCTGCGGAGAGTCCTTCAATTTCTTCAATGTAGTTCAATAGCCACGGCGCTTCTGCTGGTAGCATGACCATCCGGTCTTCGACATAAAACACCACATCCATGGTTCGCGTAAGCTTGTCAGTGCTTCGCTGGATTGCACGGATCGGTAATGTAGTTTGTCTGGAAATGGTCTGGATGAGCGTGGTACCTGAGGACTTATCCTCAATGGCCATATAGCGCAGCTTGCCGATTTCGGTATTGCTTTCCTTGTGCCTGTTGATGAATAACTTGGCTTGTTTGATCAGTTCCGGCGCTTCCCACTTACCACGCTTCACATCGATGATGTAAAGCCTGCCGTCATAACCCAATCCACCACATAAGAACACCGAGAAATCGTTATGTTCTTTGGTTTTTTGCGCGGTATCGACCCAGATCGCACGCCATTTGAGTACTGGCAGTTTAAGGTATCTTCCGAACCACTCAGCCTTGACTAGATCACCGCCTAGCTTTTTCGGTGCCTGCTGGTACTGACTGCTAAATGTATAACGTGACACTGTAGCGCCGTCTTTGTCCTGACCACCCTTCTCTAACTGTAGTAAAGATTGAAGTGATTCCTTTAATGGCCAGTAGCTTTGACGTCCTTTCTCATCTCGCTCTACATCTCGTGGCACCTTACGGCGTATATGCTCAGGCAGTGTATTGATGTAAGCATCATCAATCAGTGCTGGTATCGAGATCTGATGCCAGTTACCCGGTACATTACCAGTCATCACAAAGTTGGTCGGATCTTCAACGTGTAAACGCTGCATGATCAGGATGATCGGTGTAGATGACTTGGCTTTACGCGAGTTGACCGTATTGAGTATCTTACGGTTCGCCTTGTTACGTGCCGTTTTACTAAATGCATCCTCGGGCTTGAGCGGATCGTCCAGAATAATCGCACCGGTAAATCCGGTATCAGCCAGTGTGCCGGCACGGCGGCCTGTAACCTGACCACCCATCGAGGCACTATATACATGCCCCGCTTCATATCCATCTACAGTGGTTTTCCAGCTTGCCTTTGCATCGGTACTGGTCGAGATCTTCACAGGCCATAAGCCCTGAAAATCCTCTGATTTCACGATGTTTCGCGCCGTGGATGACACATCCTCAACGAGCGATTGAGAAAATGACAAATACAGAAATCTTGAACGCTGGTTTCGTGCAATGCCACGTGCAATCAGATTAGTCAGTAACTCGGTTTTACCGCTGCCTGGTGGAACGTTTATGACCAGATTATCAATCCGGCCTGCAATCACCTCGTCAATCGCCCAGGCGATATATTGATGATGCCAATTGACTGAGAACTTAAAGCCCATGCGAGGCATGAAAAAACGCCGTGTAAAGAACAAGTGTTCTTGCTCACATTTCTCACGTTCCAACTGCATTTCAAGCAGGCTAGTACTTACCTTCGAGTTCATTTAACACCTGCCTTATCTGCTCAGGCGTTGCAACAACATGGGTGACTGGTTCGGGATTGAGTGGATCTCCACCTGCGCCAGTAAGCTCAGTTTTGTTTGTATACTTCCCGCCTACATCCTCTGCCGCTTGCCGCAAAATATTTAAAGCGGCTACACGGTTTTTACTGTGCCTCTGGTACTGATTTTCTAAGCGCTGCAATCGTACTGCCAAATTTGCAATTGGGATTGCCTCGGGCTTACCCAGAAACATCTCACGAGTTTTTTCAAAATCATTTTTTAATTCTTCACTTAGATTCTCACCAGCCCGTTTGGTAGGGTCGTATTTCTCACACTGCTGCTTGGTAACTTTTATGCCGTATTCTTGGTTGACGAGTTCAGCAGTTTCAGTGGGTGTATTAAATACGGCAAGTGAGCGAACTATAAAGAGTTTTACCTCTTTTTTTAGAGCCGCCATATCCTTAGTCCTGTCAACCTACGTCAACCTAAATAGTCAAAAAAAAGAGCCCGAAGGCTCTACTTAATCAAACACGTCCCACAACTTGCAGCTATATTTTTTTCTGAAACAAACGGCGCCTGCTTCGCGACTTCGACCAGACGCTTAATGCCATCACTTGCGCCCCAGCGTTTAACTACGCCCACAAACTCCTCAACATCGTGACCAGCCAAATAATGCTTTGGTAAGCCTGTATGATCGCTATAAACGATCTCTCCATCTCCATTACGCTCAACACCGATGTGATAAAGCTCATGTTCAATCAGAGCACAAAACTCACGATCACTCGCTTGCTCGCAAAAGCCGGCATCAATGGTAATGAGATAAACAGGTACAAAGCCAAACCAGTCACGCATCTGTTGTTCTTGTCGGGCCTTTTTCCACCCACCTTGGTTGAACATGACTTTCTCACACTGGCCCAACACCATGCGCTTTGCGCGAGTAAATGCAGATGATGCCCAAGCAAATGCAAGAAAAGTCTCATCATCGTGAAGTAGCTCAGCGATATGGTCATGATCCGGGTTATGCAGCTCACCGCCAAGCGTTAAAAAATTTGCAATCACCCATTCTTTTAGTTCTGGCGCCGCAATGATGCGAATGGCTTCCTCTTCTTCCGCTTGGTCGATAAAGTCAGTCTGGGGAAATGGTCTAATCTGGTCCATTGAATGTTTGCCCTCTTAACCTTTTGAGCCATGAAACGGCGAAGTTTGATTCGATCTGTAATGGCCCGGAATCATCAATCTTGTATCTGCTGGCCGATTCTATACGAACAACTG